CTAATCCAGAATCGACTAACTGGCAGGTCAGCACCCTTTGAAGGTGTACGTCTAGGTTCGAATCCTAGTTCTGGAACCAAGCCCGATTGATGGAATTGGTATACATACTTGCCTTAGAAGCAAGGTTCTACAGGTTCGAGTCCTGTATCGGGCACCTAGCAGGATTGGTGTAATTGGTAGCACGAGAGTCTCCAAAACTTTTAGTAGAAGTTCAAATCTTCTATCCTGTGCCTTGTTCTCTTAACTCAGTGGAATAGAGTGCTTGGCTACGAACCAAGAAGTCGCAAGTTCGAATCTTGCAGAGGACGTTGACTTTCCTTAAAAAGTCATATATACTATTGATAGAGGTTAAGTCCCTGTTATATCCTTATGAGATATATCACACTTAATCCATCAACACACAAACACACAGGAGTAAAACAATGACACCTTACGAACTACGGTTTGAGATTTTTAAGCAAGCATATGCATTTGCTAACGATAAGTTTAGCATTGAATATGATACTGCCCGTTGTTGGAATGAAAATTCTATGAATACGGTTAAGATGGATTATCCAGATTTTCCTACATATGAAGAAGTGGAAAAAATTGCTGATAAAATCAACACTTTTGTAAGTTCTAAATGATAAAATAGGGTGATAACACCCTTATATGAATGGAAAGGTGGTCGAGTGGTTGAAGGCTCTAGTCTTGAAAACTAGCGATGTGAAAGCATCCGTGGGTTCGAATCCCACCCTTTCCGTTGCTCCTTATTGAGCATAATGCCCTTGTAGCTCAGTGGTAGAGCAATGGTTTTGTAAACCATTGGTCGCAAGTTCAAATCTTGTCGGGGGCTCTTGACACATTCATTGTAGTGTGTCATAATTAAAACATGCGGACATAGTTCAGTGGTAGAACGCTATCCTTCCAAGTTAGATGTCGTCGGTTCGAATCCGATTGTCCGCTCCAGGGAAATTAACTCAGTGGTAGAGTGCGCTCCTTACAAGTGTGAAGTCACTGGTTCGAATCCAGTATTTCCCATTAGTAACACAAGTTACTAAACAATATCGGGCATTAGCGCAGTTTGGTAGCGCGTTCCGTTTGGGGCGGAAAGGTCAAAGGTTCAAATCCTTTATGCCCGACTTGGAGAATCTAAATACCTCCAAACACTACAAAATCATTATGTCATTACTTTCACAAAGAGACAGAGAAGTTGCAATTGAAGCACTGGACTTTTATCTTTTCAATAAAAAATTTGATTTTACTGAAGAAAAAAGAATGGAGTTAAATTCACTTCTGAATTGGATTAAAATCGAATACAACAAGAATGAAAATTAATCTTTGGTACTGTAAAGAAATGAATCAATGGAGATGGACTCTTTGTGATGATCATCGTCCAATTGTTAAACAAGAATCAGGTCAAAGAGAAAATCTTCGTGATGCTATGAATGATGTAGCAAACACTGTTGAGTATTTGATGAATACTTGACATTCTTATTCCCCTGTAGCTCAGCGGTAGAGTCGTCGGCTGTTAACCGATTTGTCGCAAGTTCGAATCTTGCCGGGGGAGTTGGATATAAATTATCCAAATATCGTGGGGAAGTGTAACGGTTGCACAGAAGTCTCATAAGCTTCAGGTTGGTGGTTCGATTCCACCCCCCGCCACCAAAATGGGGGATTCGTATAACGGTTATTACTCTGGATTTGCAATTCAGAAATAAGGATTCGATTTCCTTATCCTCCACTTATAAATAGAGAGTAGTAGGTTTGCTATTCTAAAATGGGAAAAAAGATTTACGATTGGTCTTTAATATCAGAAGATTATAATTCTGGATTGGGGTATAGAGACCTTAATAAAAAATACGGGATTAGTGCTGGTGCTATTTCAAAAGCAAAAAAGAGAGGTGATATATCACCAAGAACTATTAGTGAAGGTCTTAAAATTAAATATAAAAATAATCCAAAAGAATTACTTGATTTTGGAACTCATAGAGTTTGTAAATGTTGCAATCAAAATAAAAAAATTCAAGATTTTAGAGTATCCAATAGAGGAAGACAAAATTATTATAGGTGGATGTGTGTTTCTTGTGAAAGAATTGTTTTGGATGAAAGAAAAAAACAATATAGAGAAGAATATTTAAATTACAAAAAGACATTATCTTGCAATAGATGTGGAAATAATGATTATAGAGTGCTCCAATTTCATCATACAGATGCAAATAAGGAATTTAATATTTCATCAAAAGTGGGAGGAAGAACACTATTATCCTTAATGGAAGAAATTAATAAATGTGAAGTTCTTTGTGCTAACTGTCATTTCATAGAACATTATATTGAAACTTGACTCATAAAACTCTTTATGGTACTATATAATAAGTTCAAGAGGATGTGACCTCTATATTCCAGGACATCGGGGCAGTACCGATTATCTCCATTTCTTGGGGATAAATTAGAATCGACTGGGGTTTATGTTGTATCTGTTGACGGGACAAAAAACAAACGCAAACAACATTGTTGCATTCACTCGTCAGACTGCTTTAGTTTGACCCTAAATGAGTGAAGGGGGTTTATAAGTTTCCTTCTTACCCAAAACTTATACTGGGGACACTTGAAAAAGTGTCTCTTTTTTATGCCACGGGGCACTGGAAGGTGCTATAATACAAAGGTAATCAACGGAAATCTATGGCAACACGTTCTCGAATTGGAATCCAACTTTCTGATGAGTCTGTGCTCTCTGTGTATCATCATTGGGACGGGATGCCTTCTTGGTTGGGTCGTATTCTGAAGACTCACTACAATACCAGAGAGAAAGTTGCAGAACTGATTGATGGTGGTGATATGAGTTCTTGCTGGACTGATACTCCATTTAATCATGATGGAACTCCATCTGAGTATGGTCCTAATTATTACTCCTATCGTGGCGATGATTGTCCTCCTCGTCTTGATGAAAACAAGTATGATTATCTTGCCGAGGGTGAAGAGTATGCCTATCTCTACACTCTGAATGATGAGTGGGTGTGCTATAATCGTAATGAGTTCGGGAGTAAGTATCCTGAAGTCGTTGAAATTCCTTCTGCTCCTCTTTTTGTTTGATTGTGATTGAATTTCTTGCCTCTGCACTGATTGCATCTTCCAATCAATCAGAAAAAATTAATAAATTTTGTGCATATGTTGTTGGTATTCCCTACGCATCTGATAACTTTACAGATGAAGAATGGAAACGATTTGTTTACTGTCGAGAACATCTAAAAATTAAGTAATCTACTATGAAAACTTCTACTGCTCTTGGTGTTGTATTTGGTGTAGTTGTCCTTGCAACTGTTGGACTTCTTTTTGAGGCATGGTTGCTTGGACTGATTCTGTCATGGTTTGGTGTATCATTGACCTTCTGGCAGAACTTTGCTATTATCTTTCTTGCCAATCTTATTTTCAAATCTAACGTTTCTTCCAAATGAAATCCGTTCTTGCTATTGTCGGTGGTGTCGTTGGTGTTGGTGCCCTTGCTTGGGGTCTTACCTATCACCAACTTATCTTTACGTCATTCTTTGCTCCTAAGTTTGAGAATGTTCGTAGAAACACCTTTGAGCAATCAAAGTCATTCCGAACTGGTGCTGTTCAAGAACTGCAAAATATGCAGTTTGAATATATTAAAGCATCACCTGAACATAAGAAAGCACTTGCAGATATTATTCGGCATCGTGCTGTAGAAGTTCCTGCCGATGCTATGCCTTCTGACCTTCAATCCTTTATCTCTAATCTTCCTCAATGAAAACTATCGTTTCTGTTGCTGCACTTGCTGTTCTTGGTCTTACTCTGACTGGTTGTATTGAACACACACCAACTTCTGATGAAACTCAAAGAGCACAGCAAGAACGTATTCTTCAAGAGGGTTCTGCTCAAACTGGTATGCCTGCCATCAAGAACTTCCGTGAACGTAAGTTGCTGAAGCAGATTATTGAAATGCGTGACCAAGATGGTCTGGTGACTTATACTTATACTGTTCCTGAAACTACTGGTCGTCCAGTGTTTCTGTGTAACTCTATTGGTTATGGTCTTCCTGCTGCCACACAATATACTAATCCACAAAAGACTGAGTATAGTGGTTCAACTGGAGTCACAACTCTTCCTCAGGCAGATCCTAATGGTCTGTTCTCTCCTGATAGTGCCGAAGGTACTTGGGTGATGTGTTCCGATCCTTCTGGTAGTGGCAAAACCCGTCCTGTTTATGTTGAACCCCGTGTTATTGTCTCTCCTTTCAAACTTTGATTATGACTAAAGTAGTTTATAATGCCTGCTACGGTGGGTTCAATCTGTCCCGTGAAGCATGTTTGCGTTACTGGGAACTTCAAGGCAAAGAAGTTTGGATTGAAGATGGTGATTTCATGGATACATTCACTGTTTGGTTGGTTCCACCTAAAGAACGTCTTAAATACCCAAAAGATTGGCATTCTTTGCCATTAGAAGAACGTATTGCTTTTAACGAACAGTGTTCCAAACAAACTTGGTATGACCGTGATGTTTCCCGTCACGATCCTATTCTGGTTCAAGTTGTAGAAGAACTGGGTGACAAAGCAAACGGAATGTGTGCTAAACTTGCTATTGATCAGATCTCTGGTCCCTATCGTATTGATGAGTATGATGGGTATGAGACTGTTAAAGAACCTGATGGTTACGATTGGATTACTCCCTAAACTTTATTTGAGGTAAATTATGAAACCTGATAACACAATGCGTAATGTTACTATTATTGGTGTCTCTTTCCTTGTTTCTTTGGTGATTATCAATGCTGTTGTTGGTCCGATCTATAATGTATGGGCACAATCCCTTGATGGTAAAGCAGAACTTCAAAAAGCAGAATATACTCGTCAAGTTGCAGTTCTTGAAGCACAAGCAAAGAAAGATTCAGCACAACAACTTGCCGATGCTGAAGTGATTCGTGCCACTGGTGTTGCAAAAGCAAACCAAATCATTGGTGATAGTCTGAAAGATAACCGTGAGTATCTTCAATACCTGTATATCACTGGTCTTGAAGATGGTAGCAAGAATGGTAATGTGACCATCTATGTGCCTACGGAGAATGGTCTTCCTGTGCCAACTCTCTCCTACGATAGGAAATAAATAATAATACCTGATTTGACCGCAATCTATCAGGATGGAGGAGAGAAATCTCCTCCTTTTTAATATAAATATATGTGCGGTCAAATTAGAGTAGAATGAAAGGCACTATCTATTGTGTCCATTGTATTTCAACAGGAAAGAAATACATAGGACAAACAATACAAAAATTACAATACAGAATAAATGACCACTTTTGTAGGTCTTCTAACTCACAATATAAATTTCATCGTGCTATAAAAAAGTATGGCAAAAATAACTTCATTTATGGTGTGATTGAAGAATGTGATTTTGATTTAATAAACGAAAAAGAAATGTATTGGATAAGAATTTATGATACATTTAAGAATGGATATAATAGTGATACTGGTGGAATGAATGGTAGGTTGCTTTCAGAAGAAACTAAAAGTAAAATACAAAAGAAAACACATAAACAAAACAACCCAAGATATGGAGTAAAACTTGATAATGATTTGAAGGAAAGAATAAGAGAATCAAATGCAGATTATGAATATTGTATAGTGGAACTTGAAAACAACATCACACATAAAACAAAAAGTTTAAGAGATTTTTGTAAAAGATATGATTTAAAAAGAGCAAATCTAACAGGAACTTTTACTGGAAAATATAAACAGCATAAAGGTTTTAGAATGGTAAGTAAGGTGCCACTTTAAGAACTGGCACACTACACTCCCACAAGATCCTCCTGATGCACTATAATACATTCATACAAAACAAACCCAATGACTGACCCACAAATCACTGACGAACAAATCAAAAAGATTTTTGAAGACTTTTGTGAGGAAGATGGTACTATGGACTTTGGAAACTTTCGTATGGCAGTAAGAAAAGTACAACATACAATCGGACAAAATGCACTCAAATGACCGAAGGTGGTATGCCTGTTCCTACACTTCAAATGAACAAATGACAACAAAAGTGAAACGTAAAATGGTGAATGTTGAACCTGTTTCTTCAAAGGCAAAAAACAGGTTTGCAAATATTATGGATAGTCTTCACGGTTGTGTAGTGGAGCAAGAGAAG